ATTCTGCTGATTCAATGGCCGAGAAATATGTGTATCCGAATATCGAAAAACTCCTACAAGACCAACTGCCTGCATTGTATGATAAGTTGCAAAAGCTTGTTGCTGCTGGAAGTGCGCTAACCGGAGAGCTCTGTAAAATCAAATCTATGCCGTCGACCGTTCCAGAGTTTGTTACGGATACAAGTATGTATCATGTATCGAGAGTCATGAAGAAGTTTCAGTATGCAACGACAATTAACGTTGTAAGACGTTGGGATGATTCGTTGATGCAAAAATACCTCAGTGATGGAGTATTGTCATTATCAGAGTAAAATGAAAATATCGTTTGGGATAACGCTAAAATAATTGCAGGTAGGTTATGAATAAATCAGCAGCCCTGTATTGCCGCCTCAGCAAAGACGATCTCAGCTTCGGCGAGAGTTCAAGCATATCGACACAGAAGATGATCCTTAAAAAATATGCTCAGATGAAGAATTGGACAATTTACGATATCTATGTCGATGACGGATGGTCTGGGGCCAACTTTGACCGTCCTGGCTTTAAACGGATGATCGCCGATATAGAGGCAGGCCATATCTCCATAGTTGCAGTTAAAGACTTGTCAAGGCTTGGCAGAAACCATCTCCAACTCGGGTACTACACCGACATGTTCTTCCCCGAGCATAAAGTCACGTTTGTATCTGTCCTAGATGAGATCGATACCTCGGTTCGGGTTGATGACCTGGCGCCGATCAAAAACTTCGTCAATGAGATGCAGGCTAGGCATATAAGCCAGAGTACAAAATACTCTCTCCGTGCCAAGTCAGAAGCTGGCATGTTCATGGGAGCTTATGCACCCTATGGATATAGATTGCAACCGAAAAATCATCATAAGCTGTATATCGACGCTAAGGCAGCCCAGGTTGTTAGAAGTATTTATGAATGGTGCATCGCCGGCGCCGGCTTTACGAAAATAGCGAAGAGACTGAATGAGAACGGTGTTCTTAGCCCGACTGATTATCTGAACAAGAATCAGCCCTTCTTTTATTCGAGCACCTATCACAACCGATACCATGAGTGGAATATGACCTCTGTAAGAATGATCCTGATGAACCCGGTATATAAGGGGATGCTAGTACAGAACCGCCGGACATCATCCACATTCAAAGGACACCGACAAACAAAAACAGAGCCCTCCGAGTGGTCGGTTAAAGAACGCACCCATAGGGCTATCATTGATGAGCACACATGGGACTTGGCGCAGGAGGCTATTGCTAAGCGCCGGAATCCAGCTGCGGCGGATAAGAAAAAGCGGCATGATTATGTGGGACTATTCAAGTGCCATGAGTGCGGCGCGGCGATGGTCTACTCCGAGCACGGAACGTTATGCTTCTTTCAATGCGGGACAAGCCATCGTAAGGGCCTTGAACATTGCTCCACACATTATATTAATCTATTCGACCTCGAAGAGGAGGTCTTAGCCCAGGTTCAGAAATTTGCTAGACTCTGCGCTGATGATCCGGGTGAGGCCCAGGTGTTTTTGGCTGGGAGAATATATAAGCAGTACAGCAGCTCAAACTCTTTGCTGGATAGAAAGATTGAGAGGCTGGAGAAGTCAATTAAGGAAGTCAACACCTGCATCATCGATGCGTTTGACAAAGTGTATTCAAAGGAAATCACCATGAAGCGTTATAAGGAGCTTATGGGCAAGTTCGAACCGAAACTTGAGGGCCTTGAGTCAGAGGTGGAGTCCCTCACGAAAAAACGGGTTGACGTTGATGGCCTGCTCAATCAGATCAGAGACTTCATCAAGTTGGCTCGGCACTACAGGTATGCAAAACAGCTTGACGCAGATGTTCTACATGAGCTCATTGAAAGAATCGATCTGTCGGAGCGGGTGTCTGAAGAAGGAAAAAAGAAGAAGCTCTTGGTATATTTCAAGCATGTCGGTTTGCTAACAGGTAAGGGGAGATGGTGGTCATAATGGAGAGCGTTGCGATTTATTGCCGGCTTAGTAAAGAAGATGGCGATGATACAGAGAGCAACAGCATCAAGACCCAGAAAATGATCATTGAGAGCTATTGTAAAAGACAAGGCTGGGAAATTTACGATACATATGTTGATGACGGATATTCTGGCACGAATTTCGACAGACCCGGATTCCAAAGGATGTATAAAGATATCGCTGACACCAAGGTTAATGTTGTCATCACCAAGGACTTATCACGCCTGGGACGTAACTATATCTTAACCGGCTATTATTATCAGGTGTTTTTCCCTGAAGCTGGTGTCAGATATATCGCTGTCAACGACCACATCGACACAAAGAACGAGAATAATGATATGGCTATGGCAGCGTTCAAGAATATTATGAATGATCTGTACTCGCGGAATTTAAGGAGGAATGTACAAGCCGCTCTGCAAGCAAGGATTGAAAACAAACAATTTTGTCGTGGGCATGCTCCTTATGGGTATACAGTGAATCGGGAGCTTAAAAAGCTTTTGCCAGATGAAAACTATGCTGATACTGTAAAATATATCTTTGATGAGTATTTAAATAATCAGAACTTTGAGTCTTTAGCGAGGAAGCTAGATCAACAAGGTATACCCCCTCCAAGCGCTAGGCTATTAGATCGACATAATTGCAGCAATGGCCGATACTCAACAAAGTGGAGCGCATCTATGCTATGTCAGATGATAACTAATCCGGCTTATATGGGTGCGCTTTCGTTTGCCAGAGAACGTAAAAAGAGTCCTTATACTCAATCAAGATATCGAATACCAATCAAAGAGCAAACTATAATTTACGATTGTCATGAAGCCATTATTCCAAGAGAGGTATGGGAAAGCGTAAATCAAAAATACTTAGAATTTCAGCACAAAAAAATGGTATATTTGCGAGAGAACTTATACAGGGGAGTACTATACTGTGCTCATTGTGGAAGCACACTAAAGATGAACAAGGGTACGAGCGCATCATCGTACTATTGTAAATGCTGGCCTGTTACATCAAAGACTAAATTAAGTGAAAGGACTTTAAAAGTCTCGGCGTTGGATCGGTTTTTAACCAAAGAGATACATAATCTAGCTGTATCAATTGAAGACGATAATGCTAATGCCTTTTTGTATTTATCAGATCGCCTTAAAGGCGCACAGCACTATGGTACGTTGGATAAGGAAGTCGAGGCCTTCCAAATTCAAAAACGTATTGACGTCATAAACGATAAAATTACGAACTACGATCTTTATTGTAAAACCCGAAATTTCTCACTCAAAGAAAAACAAACGGTTCTGAGTGCTCTTAATTCCTCGCTGGAAAATGAAAGCCAGAATCTAAAAAAATGTGAAGATGCAGCGATTGTTAGACCGACTGTTGAGGACATAGCACTCTTTATACAGAAAGCAAGAAAATTTGGGTATATAAAAGAAATTGACCATGAAGCTGTTAAAGAGCTGATTGATAAAATTTACGTGAAAAGAAAAGAAAATGATAGTTGGTTTCAACAGAATCGAATTAAGATAAAGTATAAGTATATCGGGCAATTGTAGGCTGGCAATAGAGAATCATGCGGGCCATTAGAATTCCTTACCCTAATCGGTGTGCGGTGGGCGTCGTTACTGGGTTAAGTATGTCTTCCAAGACTTGCGCCGCCTTCTCCTCCGATGATCGTATCATATGAGAGTAGACCACACCGGTGACTTGAGTCGATGCGTGACCTGCCCTGTACGAAACGGTCCGTAGAGGCACTCCGGCGGCAATTTGAAGAGTGATGTTGGTGTGACGCAGCGAGTGAATTGATATCTGAGGAAGATTGGTTTTCGCGACAAATAACCGAAAATACTCGGTTACAGAGTCGGGATGAATTGCAGTACCATCGGCTTTTGTAAAGATGCGATCGGTGTCTTCCCAGCGATCTCCAGCCTTAAACCGATGCTCAAGCTGCCACATTTGGTACTCTTTCAGGAGATCAAACGCTTGGGAGGGAAGCTTGATCGTGCGGTCTGATGTTTTCGTTTTAGTGTCCTTTGTGAAGATGCCATTACCAGGAACATATTGAGAAGAACGCCGGACGGAAATCATATGATTAGCCCAGTCAATATCCTTCCACTCAAGGCCGCACAGCTCACCTCGCCGAAGGCCGCTGTAGATGAAAAGCTTTATCATCGTTTTGTGCATAACGGGTTCTTTCTCCAGCAACTGTAACAGTTTAAGCGTCTGTTTCTCATCGAGGTATTTCGCTTCAACTCTAGCAACCCTTGGCGGTTTAACACGGGAAGCCGGATTTGAAGGGATGACCTGCCAATAGACCGCTTGAGACAAGATTGTGCTAACAAGCCTGAAATGATGCGTTATCGTCTTGTTTGTGATGCTCTTCAACGGTTTTGAAGGTTCAAAAGCTTTATCAAAATTGTAGCCGAGCACATCACACACTTTCTGCGCGGTGGGCTCGGCTATTGGTGTTTTATTAAAGATGTTATAGACGGTATTGATGTGTTTACCGGTTTCTTGGGCAAGCCATTCACGGGTCCATTTGTTTCGCTCAAAATCATCGAAGAAAGCCTGGGTGGCTAGAAATGTGATACCCCTCCGGTTCGTGTCTCCGCTCAGGCTGGAGTTGAGCTCTACAATGTGATGAGGTTGCAGCTTGTCAAGCTTGATGTGGCCGATTTCTGGCATGATACGCTTCAACATTGCTTTGTACCGGGATAGCGTTTTCGGAGCAAGATTTGGTTCTGCGTAATCCCGCAGCCAGCGTACTGCGAAGTCTGCGAAGGTTACACCGCCATCCAGAACCTGGCCTGACAGAACCTTCTTCTCGAACACAACAGCCTGTTCGTTGACCGCCTTTTCGATCTGCTTTTGGGTCATGCCAGGTTCGGGCTTATATGTCATGGTTTTTCGAATCTGCTTGCCAGTGGAATCGTACCCTGTACTGACCATTATAAAGAATTTTCCGTTTCTTTCGGTGATTGATGCCATGATTATTACCTCCTTTTGGTAGTACAGATATTACTGCTGAAATGTAGCAATAGCAAGCTATTTTTGATCAGGAAGCAATGAAATGCTAAGATTAAGCATAGCCCATAATTTATCGGTTATTACAACCTCTTGAGCGGGTTCTTATACCCCGATAGAACAACCTCCGGGCGAATGGTTTTGAGATCGTCGAAGAGGGTGTCGATATCAATGAGATATTTCTTACCCACCTTAACGCAGGGAATGTAGCCGGACACGACCATTCTTCTCAGCGCGTTCGATGTGACAGCAGTCTCCGTGTCCATTTCTTTAATATATACATAGGTTTCGGCAAGCGTTCTTAGTCTAGACATTTATGATCTCCTTATCTATAAGATTTCAGCATATCAGCATACAGCTCTATAAACCGGGCAACCCGTATATTGCCTTCCAACGGAGAGTATGTCTGAACGCCCAGCTTTTCTAAGCCACGGATAAGCTCCAGCATCTTGGTGACATCTGGCCCTATCCGGTCAAGCTTCTTTACTAACAATACATCCATTTTACCTTCTCCGGCAGCTTCCTTTACCTCCAGAAGGCCAGTACCGTCTATATCCAGGCCGTTTCCAAGGTCCTTTGATTCTCCGACTACTTCAAAGCACATCTGCTCTGCGTAATCCATTAGCTCTTTTTTCTGTCCCTTCAAGGCACCGTGGGCATCCTCCGGCGCGTCGATACGACAATAAATCCAAGCTCGGTTTTTCTGTTTCATATCCAATACCCCTCATTTATATGTGTTATTAATCTCAGAAGGATATGGCAGGGCGCAAAAATCCGCCCTGCCGCATATTTTCCAAGATCAAAAAATGATCTGCTTGTTCTTCATTACAAATTACCGCTTCTATTCGACACTACTTCCCGAAGCGCAAAAAGCCTTACGGCTCTCAGGGCG